ATCTATGAGTCAACTATCACACCTCCAACTATTGCTAACTCTACAGGTTTTGTGATTGAAGAGGGCAGGATGGTAGTAAGTGGACCAATAGTATCATCAATTTATGAATAATTATGGCATTAAAAGACTTTTTTAAAACAGTAAAGCACGAAATAGTAGAGGGATATCAGTCATTCTCTACTCCATTCCTTAAAGTAGGAGGTGCAAATCTAACTCTACCCTATGTAAATGGTAGAAATCAGACTAATGGATAGATCCCATTTGGGCAGGACAATCTATTTCCTGAACTACTCAATCAGATATTCTATAGCAGTCCATTACATGGCTCAATAGTAGGGTATAAAGTGAATGCAGCTGTAGGTGGTGGATTTAATATAGTGGCTGATAGACTTACTCCTCAGGATAAGCTAGAGCTATATACATTAGAGAGAAAACTAAACATAAAAAAGGTAGTACCTGCAGTAACTCAGCAACTAATCCTACATAATAGAGTATATTTCAAGTTATGCTTTGATGATAAGATGAAACTCACAAAAATTGTCAATCTATCACCTGAGAAACTTAGAGTAAACTTAGATAGAAAGAGATATTATATTTGTGATGATTGGGCTAGTAGGATTGGAGTCCAGGAGATAAGGAGATACACTCCTACCTCTAGAGATTATGAGCAGTTATTTGTATATGAGGTAGATAGCATTGGTCAAGATTTTTATTCTTTGCCATCCTATACCTCAGCTCTTAACTTTGCTTTCTTATCAGGTGAACTTAGCTACTTTGCTAAAAGTAACATCCAAAATTCAGTCTTTCCTAGCTTTGCTATGATGTTCCCTAAAAGACCTCAGTCTGAGGAGGAGAAGAACATGATAAGAAATACCATTGATAGATTTAAAGGTGCTGCTAATGCAGGTAAAGCTGTGGCATTCTTTGCTAACTCAGCAGACCAACTGCCAAAGATAGAGTCACTACCTACCAATGGTAATGATAAACTATTTCAGGAGGCATCACAGCTTAACACTGAGCAGATTTGTTTCTCTCACACCATTGATCCTATACTTATGGGAATCCGTACTACAGGCTCACTAGGTAATGGCTCAGATATTAAGCAGGCTTATATCATATTTGAGAAAAATGTAGTAATGCCATTGAGAGACCAGGTAGCTGACATCTTTAATGAGCTGTTATTCATAGCTAAGATAGATGCAGATTTCACTATCAATAACTATCAGATAATTAACGAGGCTATTGTAGAGCTTGAGGGAGATACCTCTAAGACTAATGATGCACTTAATAGTCTATCACCATTAGTAGCTACTAAAGTACTTGAGACTATGACTGAGAATGAGATTAGAGCCTTAGCATCTTTACCTCCTGTAGCAGGTGGAGATAAGAGTAAAACACAAATCGCACAAACACCTATAATCTGATGCTATACTTTATAACAGAAACTTACTTAAAGAATAACACACCCATCACAGCTAATGTAGATGTGAATAATGTCACTCCTTACTTAGCTACTCAAGCTCAACTGAGAATCATGCCTATCTTAGGTACTACATTCTATAATGACTTACTTACTAAGTACAATAATCAGACATTAGATCCTGATGAGGAGACTTTAGTAACATTTATACAGCCTATTATAGCATGGAGAGCAGCAGAGGATGCTGTATTTGGTCTATCTCTACAGCTAAAGAACAAAGGATTGCAAACTCAGTTCGGAGATAACAGCTCATCAGTAGATAGAGGTACTATAGCATTCAGTATGGAACACTATGCACAAAAGGCTGCATTCTTTGAGCAGAGATTAATTAGATACCTACTTAAAAACAGAGCTTTGTATCCTATCTTCACAGGTACAACTAATAGAGATACTGACTTAAGACCTATGATAGATGGCTGTAGCTGTTTATCTAATGGATTGCTAGAGTGCAATGGTCTATGTGGAGGTGCAGGTAACAATGGTTACAACAATTCAATCTTAATAATATGAAGCACTCAGGAGTCTTATCAATCTTAACTTTTGGCTTTGGATATCTTTCAGGTATCTCATTAGTATTTGCTGATCCGTTACATTTTAAATTCTTAGGATGCCTATTAATATCCTACTTTACTTTTTTACTAGTATCTGAAATTGAAGAGAAACAATGAAAGCACAATTATCACTACTACTAATATCAATTCAATCCAAACTTTTGACTCTTATCTCTATATGCTTTGCATTTTTTTTACCAATAAGTGGCATCCTGATAATGATAGGAGTATTAATAGCTATTGATACTTTTACAGGGATATGGAAAGCTAATAAATTAAAAGAGACAATAACTAGTAGAAAGCTCTCATCTATAATCAGCAAGTTAGCACTCTATGAAGTTACTGTGATTATGTTCTTTTTGATAGATAAATTCATACTAAATGATATTATCCTTACTTTTTTTAGTGTACCATTTATGCTTACCAAAATTGTAGCATTGGTCCTAGCTAGTATAGAGGTGATGTCTATTAATGAGAATTATAAAGTAGTCAAAGGGATAGACCTATGGCAGTCAATGAAGTTACTTTTTGCTAGAGCTAAAGATATTAATGATGACATTAAAAAGATAAAAAAATGAATCTATCTCAGCATGTTACTATAGCAGAATTTGAACATAGTAGCCATAACATCTCTAATAAGATGAATGATGTACAAATAGCCTCTGCTACTTTGCTATGTACTAAAGTATTTGAGCCTCTTAGATTATATCTAGGTAGAGCCATTACTATCTCATCAGGCTACAGATCTCCTGCTTTGAATCGTGCTGTAAAAGGCAGTGCTACATCACAGCATAGTAAAGCTGAGGCAATGGATGTAAATATAGGTGCTAAAGGATTTCACTATATAAAAGATAGCTTAGACTTTGACCAACTTATTTGGGAATTTGGCACTGATCATGAGCCAGCATGGGTGCATGTAAGTTATAAGAAATCAGGTAATAGAAAACAAGTACTAAAAGCAATCAAATCAAATGGGAAAACTAAGTATATTAATTACTAGCATTATTCTCTGCAGCTGCTCTGCACAATACCATCTTAATAAAGCAATTAAGAAAGGATATACCTGTGAAGAGACAGGTGATACTATCAGGATCACTACACTAGATTCTATCCCTGTTATTATTCATGATAGCATAGTATGGGAGAAATTCATCACTACTAAAGATACTATTATAAAGTATAAAACAGTCTATGTACCTAAGACTAGACTAGATAAGAAAATAGAATATAGACTTAAGGTCAAAACTATCTACAAAGATAGGATAGTAGAGAAAGCTAAAGCTAAGGCTACAAGACCTAAGACTAGAGGCAATCTTAGTCTATTATTTGTGGGAGTAGGCATAGGCTTACTGCTATCATATCTCTTTAAATTTGCGAGAGAGAGATATTTGTTCTAAGTTTACACCATCTATGGTAAGAAAAAGACTGTTTTTTGACATTGAGACATCATTCAATGTCGGTATATTTTGGAGATCAGGATATAACCTCACAATCAATCCAGGTGACATCATCCATGAAAGAGCAATCATCTGCATCTGCTATAAATGGGAGTCAGAGGATGATGTACAATTCCTAACTTGGGATAAAAAGCAATCAGATAAGGCAATGATTAAAGCATTCCTTAAAGTTATGGCTCAAGCTGATGAAATTGTGGCTCATAATGGAGATAGATTTGACCTCAAATGGCTACGCACAAGAGCCATAATACATGGACTTGATGTAATGCCCTCACCTAAAACTATAGATACTCTTAAATGGGCTAGAAAGTACTTTAATTTTAATAGTAATAAGCTAGACTATATTGCTAAGTATTTAGGAGTAGGTCAAAAGATGGATACAGGAGGACTAGACCTGTGGAAAGATATTGTATTTAAGAAAGATCAGCAGGCAATGGATAAGATGGTAGCATATTGTAAAATGGATGTCACTGTACTAGAAGCTGTATTCAATAAGCTAAATTCTTATGCAGCTCCTGCTACTCATTATGCTGTAATGGAGGGAGATGAGAAGTTCTGCTGTCCTGAATGCACTAACTATAATGTGAGGCATAATAAACAGGTAGTGACTGCAGCAGGGACTATCCACTATTGGATGTTGTGTAATGATTGCAGAAAGCACTATAAAATAAATAATAAAACTTACATAGAGTATTTGAAATTCAAATATAAACACTAACTTTGCATAGTTCCATAGTGTAGAAAGCAGTTATTAAGCTCCCCAGCCGATAGCTGCTTTTTTTTT